ACCACGCAGTCTTCAGTTTCGCCTTGATGTTTTCGTAAGTCATATAAATATTCTCTCCTTATTTTACAGTATATAGGTGGTATATTAGCATTTAAATAAGACATTTAAAACTATTTTATTGCACCCCAATTATCCCCAGATTCATAATCTACTTTATTTGGAATTTCTAATTTAATAGCATCTTCCATTATCTTAACTATTTTTTCTGCATGTTCTGGTGATTCTACTGATATATCTACTTCATCATGTATTTGTATATGAGGTATAATTCCATTTTCATATAATCTTATTAAAGATTGTTTAGTCATATCCGCTGCAGATCCTTGTATTAATCTATTTAATGCTTTGTATGTGAAAGCTCTTTTAATACCAGGACCATATTCTTTTATTGCATCAGCATGTTTCTTTGGTGTCCCTGCTCCAAATGTAGTTGGTTCCCAAAGATCAAAGTGACAAAGTCTTCCACCTAAAGTTCTTATCTTACCAGATTCATCTGCTCTTCTTGATACCGCTTGCATTAATTGTTTAATGAATGGTGCTTTGGCATGATACTGTGCAATCAATTTTTCTGCTGCTTCTTTCATCAAACCTAATTCAGCCATCAATTTATTCTTACCCATTCCATACATCAATCCAAGATTAATTGTTTTAGCTTGTGATCTTTCAATACCTGCCATCTTTGCAACAGCACTATGGAAATCTGCTTCACCTGACTTATATGCATTAGCAATTTCATCTATACCATCTAACTTTTGTAATTTAGCATAATGAACTAATATTCTTGGTTCTTGTTGTGAGTAGTCAAATACTCCCCACTTACAATTTTCTTCTGGAATAAATATAGATCTAATCATAGGACCTAATTCTTTATGTCTAGCTGGTATCTGTTGTAGATTAGGATTAGACATTGAGAATCTTCCTGTAACAGTTCCACCATCATCAGATCTAATTTGATTTATATCTGCATGTATTCTTCCTTTAACCGAATGTTTAGTTATCGTATCAATAAAAGTTGTATGTGATTTATTAATCTCTCTTGCATTTGCAATATCCTGTGCAACTTCATGAGGATGGTTTGATAAAAAGTTTTTTGTAAAGCTAGGAGCTCCTGTTTTTTCTGTTCTATCGTATGGTAATTTTAATGCATCAAATACCTTTGCTATTGACGCTGCTGCCCATAATTCTACAGAAACACCAGTTAAGCCTTTGATTTTATTAACTATTTTATTTTCCTCATTAACTAAATATTTCTTAATTTTCTCTGCTTTTTCAACATCAACTCTTACACCTTTGAATCTCATATCAACAAGACAAGGAAATAATTTTGTTTCCGTATCAAATATAGTCCAAAGATCTTGATCATCTAATTCAACTTTCATTCTATGCCAAAGTTTTAAAGTTGATTCAGCATCTCTTTCAGCGTACTGACCAACAAACATAGATGGAAGTTTCCACATATCTTTTTTAGCATCTATTCCATATTCTTTTGCTGCTGCTTGTAATACTGCTTCATCTTTACCAATACCTGCATATTCTTTTGCAAGTGTATCTAGTCTATAACTTAATCTATTTTCATTTACTAATGATGCTGCAATCATAGTATCTACAATTTTAGCTGGCATCTTTAATCCTGCTGATCTTAACCAACACACATCATACATAGCATTGTGAAATATAAATCTTGAGTCTTGTTTAAATAAATCTTGTAACCAATTTAAAACTAATTTCTTATCCATGTTCCCACCACCTTCATGTGCTATTGGATAATAAGCTGACCATCCTTCTACTGCTACTGCAATACCAACGATCCGCCCACGATTAGTTACGTTCCCCGATCCGAGTTCAAGTAATTCAGGGTCACATGTTTCTAAATCTATTGCTATTTCTTTATGACCGCGTAGATCTTTTAACTCTTCAGGGACTACCCATTCTGTTTGTGGTGTAAATAATATTTGTTGAAACGTTCTTGTCATTTATAATCTCTTTCTACTATCATTTCTAAATAATGAATTGCTTTTAATATATCTTCCTTCTTACCTTTTAATCTATGTCTACAAATATATTTAATTGCATTACCTTCCGCGAATGGTAAATTATTCTCGTTAATAAAAATTGATGGCTGTATTTTCATTATCTTATAATGTTTACCACCTACCTGTTTAAAAAATGCTTTGTTTGTCATATAGTATATGCTTTGTTAAAATCTCGAGGATCTACAATATGTAATTCTTGTTTAGCTCTTGTGAAAGCTGTGTAGAATAACCTATGTAAATCATCTGGATCCTCATCTCCTTGTTTAATTGCTGCTGTTGTTAGATCTAACAAAACTAAAACTTTTTCACGTTCGCCACCTTTAGCGCCGTGAATTGTAGACATAAGAATTCTTGGAGTTTTATTTATCTTCTCACCATTAGCTCTCATGTTACGAATATAGTTCTCTGTAATCGTATCAACACCTTCAAATGATTCATACCATACTTTATCAGTAAGTAAACCATGATTTTGTTTACAATCATTAATTGTGTATTTTTCTTCTGCCTTTAATGTTTTAGCATCTCTATATCCAGGAGTTATACTAGCACCTAAATATTTATATATGTTTTTAATTTGTAGATAATTTAATGGCATATTATTTCTAAAATCTTCCCAATTACTTAACGCTAATAATAATTCCAATGAAATAGAGTTCATTCCTTTATATTGATAATACCAACCCTGTAATTCACATAATTCTTTAACATCGTTTAAAAAATGGTTTGCGGAAGCCAATACAAGCCACTCTCCTTGTGACATATCCACCTGTGTAATATCTGTGTAATACCTCAATAACCCTGTTTCTTGGCGTGGATTATAGGTTTTTTCATATCTATTTGTAACTTTAGATATAATCTTTTGTGATAATTCGTGTATAGGACCCCCAGGAATACGATAAGATTGATTAAGTGTCTTAATCTCATCTACCTCATCTCTTAACGCTATAAAGTGATCTATATCAGCTCCTGCCCACTTAAATATAGCTTGATCATCATCACCTGCTATATAAGTCTTTTCTGCTTTAGACCATATATTTCTAACCATCTCCCATTGTAAATGAGATAGATCTTGTGCTTCATCTATAAACAATACTTTAAATTTTGGAGATATATCTTGTTCAATAAATTGTTCTAATAAATCTGTAAAATCTTTTAATCCTTTTTCTGCTTTATATTTTTTAAGTTCTTGATCTAATAAAAATAATGTATCTCTTTCTATATCTAATAAGTTTCTTCTTGAATCATAATACTCAAGTAAATCCATTCTTTTAACTCTTGCTGTGTTAATGATTGTTAAGTATTCATTATTAGAATTAAATACTCCATCATCATCGGAATAAGATGCTGTCTTAATTGGTAGATTACATCTTAATCCAAACTCTCTGTAATCATCAATACCCATCATTTTATCTTTAGTAATACCTAACATTCTAAAAGCTAAAGAATGAAGTGTTCTAAAATAAATCAAATCATGATCCGCGCTCAATCCAAATTTTTCAGATGCTCGCGTTGCAGCTTCCCTTGCTGCTTTTTTTGTAAAGGAGAAGTAACCAATTTCTTTTGGTCTAACCCCTTGTTTTATGAACTCGTCTACCAGATTCAACAACGTTGTTGTTTTTCCTGTCCCAGGTGGACCTAGAATTATAGTTTTCATATTTCCTCTTCATTACGTTTAGTTCAAACCTTAACTTCTTTACCTCTTCTAATGCCAATGTATATTTTAAATACCAATTAACACCTATCTTCATTAAAAATGTTGTTCTTGATATTTAACTTGAGATATAGAAGCATCTAGTTTTTTCATAGTTTTAATTTTAACTAATCTTGGTTCTTGACCTTTAATCTTCATTCTAACTTCTTCTATAAATATAGTTTTTAACTGTTTAATTAAATTACCAGTCTTTGCTTTATCCATTTCCCAATGATTCTTCTTACAGAAATTAAAGAAGTCTTCCATTCTAAAATATTTAAATTCTCTTTTGTCATCTGTGAAAGGAAGTTTATTAAAGACATCATCAATCGTTCTTGCATTCTGTCTATTCGTAGTCCAATCTTGCAGTAAAGATATTATTTGATTGTGAGGATCTAAAGATTCTAATGGTTCTACTGTTTGTAAATTATCCATTAGTGGTTTTAAATAAAACTCTCTCCAGTCTTTTTCTTTTAATTTAGGTACTAATAAATCTGCTTTCTCTAACATTGCTAATGAGAATAATGCAGGGCTTGCTAACTGTTCTGCTTTTAATTCAACTCTCTTTTGAGTTTCTCCTTCTCCTATATTTAAAAAATATTGAGGTGGATTAGAGTTATACTTTGTTAAGTTTCCTAATACTGGCATTACTTCTTCATCTCCACCACCTACTCCAAACTTTTTAGTTCTACATAAAGATGGATTACAAACATCTACTATTGGTGGAAGTTTACATCTATATTTATCGTATCCTTTTTTACCAACTGATTTTAATAATTGTTGAACCTCACTATTACTTAAAGGCTTTGTCATATTATTAAGATTAGCTGCGACAACTTTATCCTGCCAATTATCTGGATTTGATTGCTTAAAAAATATGGCAATATTAAATAAAGCATTATTCCTAGATCCTTCGCTAAAGCCATCGCGAGCTAATCTATTCAAACAAGGAGGACCATCTTTGAATACTTCTTCTATCTTCTCTTCTTTGATTTCGATTTTTTCAACTTCTTCTTTGCTTTGCGCGTAAACATCATAGAGCTTATAAAATTCCTCAAGTGACATAGCGGCGCCATTATCGTCGAACGCATATCTTAATCCTTTCGTTTGGTTATGGTAGGGTAAGTTTAAAAAGTTACCTGTGTCCCCACGTTCCACAAGTATTTCCGTTTGTTTTGGAAATATCTCTACACCTTGAAATCCTAATTTATCTGCTATCTTCTTTAATGTTGTCTGCATCAAAGATGCAGGAATGAATTCTTTTGTAAATAAAAATATATGAGCACCACCAGATTTAGATCTGAATACTATTAAAGGTAATTTTAAATTTCTTATCTTGTTTATTATATCAACATGATTAAGATTATACTGATCAACATCAATACAGCCCCACTTACAGTTGTTATCTTCATTGATAGGGATAATACCAAGAGCAGGATCAATACCGTTAAGATGGTCTTCCCAAAGTTTATCTGTAACTTCTTTTCTAACGATATACGCTTTGCCTTTTTGTTTACCGTTTTCTCCACGTTCTCCTTTTTGATACTGACCATATGCTGTTTGAAAGCCAGTAAATATCTGTTTGAATTTTTCTTTCATATCTCTCACGTAATTTTGTGGAGCCCATTGCTGGGCTCCGATTTAATCATAAACTAGAACGGTACGTTCTCGCTTACTATCTCTTCTACATCTGCTTTTGTTTGCACCGATCCTTTTTTAACATCGCCAGAAAAGCCTTTTGCACTTAAGTACAAAGCTTTATCTTTTGTGTCTAGAATTCGATCTTGCGTAACAACCCAACCATACCAACTACCTTTATCATTTTTCTGTAGGTTAGATGATAGATTGTATACAACACCATGCATTGGAGCAATTGCAAAGCCACCCTTACCATCTGGTATTTGAGTAGTCTTCATCATCGCGTTCCATTTTTTACTTACATTTAGTTGCGTTGATTTCATGGTAATTAAAGCTGGAGTATAACCACCTGCTTTAGTTTCTACCATTACATAGTAAGAAGCAGTTTCTTCTAGATAGTTACCATTAGGTAATCTAACTTTAGATCCTTCTCTTTTACCAGTAGCTATCACTGGACTGTTAGGTAAGTGAACTGCAACCGGAGCTGCAGATCCTTCTCCTCTATCAGACCATTCTGGATAGTCTTTCTTATAGTAACAAGGAATAACTTTAATTCCTTTTTTACCATCATACAGTTCATTCGTAACTGTATTGTATATGTTTCCAGGTTTAGCACCTGTAACATATTTAGAATCACCTTCAGTTACCTGTGGTGATAGTTGACCAAGTATTCTGATGAAAGGTAACGCAAGATCATGTTGCGTCATGTTTTCAAAACCTTTGTCTAGATCATCTCCAAACAAAGCGACAGAACCATTAGTCAACGGTTTTTTTACCATTGCTTCATTAGCCATCATCGTTTCTCCATTATTTACGGGTTATTTTAGTTGTGTCTTTAATCCAAGTACTAAAGACATCAGAAGGCATGTCGAGCCCGGACTCGACACGCTCCTGAAATAAGGCTGTCAAAGTGTTCCAAGCCACATCAGATTTCTGATTTGGTTCAAAACCGTTTGACGCCGCAAGGTCCAACAAACGTTGTGCCTTGTCATCTTCGCCACGACCGAACGTAACAGAAACATTATTTTTAATAATATCTCCAAGTCCGTTCTCACGAAGCCAGTTATACGCTGATTGTCTTCTCTCATCCTCTTTAGGGAGAGTACATCTGTATTCTCTTTTAACAGTTACAGATGATCCATCAGCAAGTTTCAAAGAGCTCAAACCTTGTTCTGCAAGCAGTTCAGGTATCACTCTAGAACTAATATCGTCAGCCATCTTTTTTAAATTGTCTACATGTTCTTCAGCACGTTCAATATCATCTTGTAAAGCTTTAAGCTTTTGACATTGATCTGCTATTGTTGTTACTTCTACATTGTCTAAAAGATCCGTTGAATCTTCTAGCATCATATTTTTTACATCGTCACTCATAGTTATCCTTTCTGATAGAGATCGAATTCAATTGGGTAATATTTAAACTCTCTACGATCCCATTTCAAGAGATTAAATTGGCC